TATGTGCTCAACGTTCTATGGAAAACGATAATAATTATCATAGTATGACTTATGGAAACGTTCAAAAAAATACAGTGTACATAAACGAGGAACATTTTCATCTAATGAATTTTATTTCTTCTCGTTCTAGCTCTCGTCAGTATGAGCGTATGTGTAAAAATTTATTTCGTGAAGCTCATTACTATAATGAGTACAGTGGGTATTCAACTACTTTAGGTGTTGGTCTGTCTGGTACTCCATTAAATGAAGCAATCGTTATGTTGAATTATATTATTCCAAAATTCAAACACAACAACGATCTTCAGAAAGTCAACGTTTGTATTCTTTCTGATGGTGAAAGTTGCTCTGCTGCATACGGTCATGAAATTTATCTAGATCATAAAGATGAGTATCGCATTGCTCCTCGCCGTATTGATTATTATCAAGTACTTCGGGATCGTAAAACCGGAATTACTTATGAGCAATTTGATTATCACAATGTAACTAACATTTTTATTCAACAGGTTCGTGATCGTAACCCAGGTGTAAATGTAATAGGGTTTCGTATTCTTGGAGGTTCTCAGTTACAAAATTTTGTCGGACGTTATGCTTCATATGAAAGTTACTCTGATATTCAAAAACAGTGGAAGAAAGAAAAGTCTGCTATCATTAAAAACCCTAAAGCATTTACTGCCCTTTATGCTATTTCTAATAATTCATTGAACGAGACTGCTGAGTTTAATGTTGAGAGTGGCGCAAAAAAAGGAGATATTACTAAGGCATTTAAAAAAATGCTTGGTGGTAAATCTGCAAATAAAAAACTTCTTAGTTCTTTTGTGGAGTATGTCGCTTGACGAACCGTCCACTCTGCCCCTGACCCTGCCCCACTCTGCCCTATAATAACTACATAAACGAAACGCATCATGCCTGCAAAGTCAGATCTTACTACATCACAACTTGCTTCTTATCTGTCAGAAAATTATGGCAATGATATTAATGCACAACATGTCACTTCTGCATGTGATTATTTTGGTGTAACCTATGCTACTGCTACCAAGCGTCTACGGGACTTCTATGTTAAACGTGGCACTTGGAACCTTACAGTACAGGAACATCTAGAACAAACTTACGAAGCACCTGCTGCTATGCCTGCAGTAGAACAAAATCTTATTCCTATGAAGGATGAGAACTTCGTTCCTTTTGGTAACTTTACTGATGTGAAAAAAGTTATCAGTTCCAAATTATTTTATCCGGTGTTTATCACTGGTATGTCTGGTAATGGTAAAACTCTTTCGGTAGAGCAAGCATGTGCTTCCCTAAATAGGGAACTCATTCGTGTGAACATCACCATTGAAACTGACGAAGATGATCTTATTGGTGGGTTTCGTCTTGTTAATGGTGAAACTGTTTGGCACAACGGACCAGTCATTGAGGCTTTGGAGAGGGGAGCTATTCTTCTTTTAGATGAAGTTGACCTAGCATCTAATAAAATCTTATGCCTTCAATCTGTTTTGGAAGGTAAGGGTGTCTTCCTAAAGAAAACTGGTCGTTACGTAAACCCTAAATCTGGATTCAATGTTATTGCAACTGCAAATACTAAAGGTAAAGGCAGCGATGACGGTCGCTTTATTGGAACTAACGTTCTCAACGAAGCCTTCCTTGAGCGTTTTGCCTTAACTTTTGAGCAAGAGTATCCTACTCCTGCTGTAGAAACTAAAATTCTTCTTCGTATTGCTGCTGCTGTTGGTAAGCATGATGAAGAATTTTGTGTTAACCTTGCTAACTGGGCAGACATTATCCGTCGTACTTTCAAAGATGGAGGTATTGATGAAATAATTAGCACCCGTCGTTTGGTCCATATTGTACGTGCATATGCTATTTGGGGTGATCGTATTAAAGCGATCAAGGTTTGTTCCAATCGTTTTGATGAAGAAACCAAACAATCCTTTATTGAATTGTATGATAAAATTGATGCTGGAGTTGAAATTGATGGAGAAACTGAAGATGCCTGAACTAGGAGATTGTAACTTTATTGGCAGTGTCATCCACATCAGTGGTCAAGGCGCTGCTAGAGTTTCTAATGTGGCGGGTGATATTATTACTGTCATTAACCTTGACGGAGAAAGTCAAGAGTGCTATTATAAAGATATTGATTACGTATGCATACCGTGAAAAAATACAATGAAGATGCTCTTCTAAAAGAGTTAAGTGATTACATTTCTGGAACCTATGGACAACACTATTCTGCTGGCAACGACGAGATTCAAACGTTAGATTTGATTGAAGCAGTGGGTGATGCTGAGGCATTCTGCCGAAGCAACATCCTAAAGTATGCTTCTCGTTACGATAAAAAAGGAACTGCCCGTCGTGATATCATTAAGATCCTTCACTACGCATTGCTGCTGCTCCACTTCTCTGACAAAACTGCTATTACCGAATCTTACAATCAATGAGTAAAGTCATCCTATCTAAAAAAACTCTAGATGTTCTCAAAAACTTCAGTACAATCAATTCCTCAATCGTCTTCCGTAAGGGAAGCACTGTACGAACCATCTCTAATGCAGAGAACATTCTGGCAAAGTTCACTGGCGAAGAAGTATTTCCTGTGGACTTCGCAATTTATGATCTCAGTCAGTTTCTTTCTGGGATCTCTTTGTTTCACGATCCTCAGCTTGAATTCGCATCTGGCGATTTTGTCAACATCCGTGGCGGTCGTCAGTCTGTTAAGTATTATTTTTCTGATCCTGAAATTACGCTCAAAGGTGCTCCGGAAAAAAATGTAAAATTTCCTGGTGCTGATCTTCAGTTTAATCTAACTGGTGAAGATCTTGTTGCGCTACAAAAAGCATCTGCTGTTTATAGTCTACCTGATCTAACCTTCCAATCAATTGAAGGTCATGATGAGATTAAACTTATCCTTAGAGACAAAGAAAATGATACCAGTAATACTTATGATATCACTGTGGCAGGTTGCTCTACTGGCACCTATTCTCTTGATCTTAAGATTGAAAACATTCGTCTTCTTCCTGGCGACTACACTGTTAAAGTCTCTCAACACCTTATTTCAGAGTGGACCAATGTAAATACCGACTTGACTTACTACATTGCCCTTGAGCCAGCGTGAAGCATATTCTCTTTACACTCAAAGGGTGTAATGTTGATCTCTTAAATGACGAGGAGTTCATCCGAGATATAGTTTATACTACATCTAGAAAATGTAAGTCAACTCTGCTATCCATCAACTCACATAAGTTTGATCCGCAAGGTGTAACTTGTGTGGCGATGCTAGCAGAAAGTCATATTAGTATTCACACATGGCCAGAGAAAGGTATGGCAGTCTGCGATATCTTTACCTGTGGTGAGCATACCAAACCTAAGAAGGGTATGGAGTATATGCAAATGATGTTCAGTGCCAAGGACATCGTATCTAAATCATTTACACGACCATTAGAATGAGTAAAGAATTTTTGTGGGTGGAGAAATACCGCCCAAGTATTGTTGAGGACTGTATCCTTCCTGCTAGTATCAAGGAAGTCTTTCAGGGTTTTGTAAACCAAGGAGAACTACCTAACCTGCTGCTAAGTGGCACTGCAGGTGTGGGCAAGACAACCATCGCTAAGGCGCTGTGTGAGGAGATTGGTGCTTCTTACATCGTCATCAACGGGTCTGATGAGGGACGTTTCCTAGACACTATCAGGAACCGTGTCCGTCAGTTTGCCACGACTGTCTCTCTCACGTCTGGTGCATCCCATAAGGTGGTCATCATTGATGAGGCAGACAACACTACTAACGATGTGCAACTGTCTCTGAGGACTGCTGTAGAGGAGTTCCATAGCAACTGTCGTTTTATTTTTACCTGTAACTTTATCAATAAAATTATTGAACCGTTACACTCACGTTGTACGGTGGTTGACTTTAGAATTAAACCCGAGCAGTCTACTCAACTTCAAGGTGAGTTTTTTACTCGTCTCCAAACTATTCTTACTAATGAGAATGTAGAGTATGAAGATAAAGTTCTCGCTAAAATTACTAAGCGTTATTATCCTGACTGGAGGCGTCTTATTAATGAGTGCCAACGCTATGCCGCTACTGGTGCTATTACGTCTGCTATTCTTGTGGATGTTGCTGATGTCAATCTTGACACTCTCCTTTCGTCCTTAAAGAAAAAGGACTTTACTAATGTAAAGAACTGGGTAGTTCAGCATCTGGATAACGATCCTAGTATGGTGATGCGTAAGGTTTATGATAGTTTGTATGGTGTATTGAAACCTGCTTCTATTCCTGAAGCTGTTCTTATCATCGCTAAGTATATGAAAGACATTACTATTGTTCCTGATCAAGAGATCAACCTGTTGGCATGTCTTACTGAGATCATGATGAGTTGTGAGTTTCGATGACACTACTCAAATTCATTGAGAAAGAACCTAAATTTATTATGATGGAGGAAATGTATGAGCGACTTGAAAAAGAACCAGAGAGGCAATGGGAATACATCAAAAGTCAAAACGACACCCGAGAATGTAGCAGAAGCAAATGAAGCATTGTTTCATGCTACAATGAACCTACCCCATGCTGCTGCTCATTGTGGAATGACAGAGCGTGAAATGAAAATGATCTTTCGTGAATACCTTAAATACCATGCCCCAGACATTGAAGTCATTGAAGACACCCCTCAGGTATCCAGGGGGGAAGAGTCGTGCCCTGAGTAAACTCTTTCAGTATATTCCCAACCTGAAAGATTACACTGAGTATCGTGAACCATTTGTTGGTGGTGGTTCTGTGGCATTAGAAATTGGTAAACGATATCCACACCTAGATATCTGGGTGAACGATTTGTATGGACCACTCTATAATTTCTGGAGAGTGCTTCAGGATCAGGGACAAGAACTTTCTGATCTGTTGAGAGATTCTAAGAACGCCCATCCAGAACCAGTATCCGCAAAAACTTTATTTCTAGACGCTAAGGAGAAACTAAACGATGATTCAACATCCGACTTATTTGCTGCTGTGTGTTTTTATATTGTTAATAAGTGCTCTTTCTCTGGTCTCACTGAGTCCAGCTCATTCTCCAAGCAAGCGTCAGTTAGCAACTTCTCGATGCGAGGCATTGATAAACTCCCTGAATATTCAAGAATGATTTCTAAGTGGAAGATTACTAATCTATCTTACGAAGAACTATTCAGCGACAGCAAGTCAACCTTTGTTTATCTTGATCCTCCCTATGAGATCGGATCAAACCTTTATGGTAAACGAGGCAACATGCATAAAGGATTCGACCACGATCTGTTTGCTAGTGATTGTGATCGTTTTATCTCGCATCAACTTGTATCATATAACTCATCGCAACTGATCCGAGACCGCTTCAAGCAAGGGTGGACAGCTGCTGAATTTGCACACACTTACACCATGAGGAGTGTGGGGAGTTATAATACAGATCAAGCGTCTCGCAAGGAACTCGTCCTAACCAACTATGAAATGTGAAGTCACTCTCTACAAAGCAGGCACCGTCTTCAAAGAGGAGATGATCGCTCGCAACTATCAGGACGCTCGCGAGGTTGCTCTTGCTCGTAATCCTGGTGCAACAATTGTTTCTGTTACCGCCGTATTTAAATAATGTATCAACTGAAAGATTACCTGTACTCAATCAACCAATCAAAGAAAAGTATTCTAGATAATGACATTGATGCTGAGCGAGGGTATCCTCCTTATATTGTTAATAGGTGCTTGTCTTCTTTCACTGATACTATCTTATATGTAAATGAGATGAATAAAAGTTCTCATCTGCCAAAGAAGTTACAGTATGACTTTTTACTAAATAGTGTCAAACCGAGGAAGCGTTTCTCTCCTTGGGCGCGAAAAGATTCTATTGATTATCTTGAGACAGTTAAAGAGTATTATGGTTATAATGACGATAAAGCTCTGCAGGCACTCAGAATTCTCACCAAGGATCAACTAGATCATATTACAAAGGCATTGAATAAAGGTGGAAGAAAATGAACGGTGAAACTGAGATCCAGTGGAAACAAACTGATATGATAGAAGTGGTTCTTGGAGAACCAGATGACTTCTTGAAAGTAAGAGAAACGCTAACTCGTATTGGTGTAGCATCTCGTAAGGAAAAGAAGATCTACCAGTCATGCCACATCCTGCATAAACAAGGCAAGTATTATATTGTACATTTTAAAGAGTTGTTCGCTCTGGATGGCAAGAATACGAATCTATCATTGAATGATATTCAACGTCGCAATCGTATCATTCAATTGTTATCTGATTGGGGATTGATCACTGTAGTTAATCTTGATAAAATCTCTGACCTTGCTCCACTTAATCAAATTAAAGTTCTTTCATTCAAAGAGAAAGGTGAATGGACACTTGAGTCAAAGTATAATATCGGTCGTAAGAAGACAGTTGCAGAATAAACCGTAAGTCTTAATACGGTTTTCCTTTATTAATGTTTTAAATAAAACGTTAAATATGAGTGTGATGCCTAACGGGTCATATGCAAACGTCGCTTATTTAAGGACATGACTAATATTACTTGGGAACACTATACCCCACATTCAATTGGATTCAATGAAACATTCAGCAGACTTGACGCTCTCGCAGGAGGTGGATCGAATTACCCGCCTTACAATGTTGTCGACGGAGGTGATGGTAGAACATTACTGGAAGTCGCTCTTGCTGGATTTTCAGGAGGAGATATTGAAGTCACAACAGAACGAAATGTTCTAACAGTATCTGCTAATAAAGCACCAGCAGATAAAGAAAGAAATTATTCTCATAAAGGAATTTCATATAGAACCTTTGCTCGTAACTGGCAAATGGCAGATGATGTAGAAGTTGAAGATGTCAAATTTGTTGATGGTCTCCTTACAGTTACTCTTGTTAAGAACTTGCCAGAAAAACAGAAGCGAAAAACTTGGTTCTAAATAAACATGAAGGGGACTTGACGGTCCCCTTTTTTGGTGTTAAAATAACTACAAACTCAAAATAACTATGTCTGTATCAGTAGTCACTTTAAAGACTGGTGATCGCGTCATTACAGAGTTAAAAGAAATCTTTGATGAAGAAGGTGAAGACCGAAAAGGTATTTGTCTTCTTATGGAAGATCCATATATTCTGAATCTTGATAGCGACACACCTCAATACTTAACTGAAGCACATGGTATGGAATACCAAGTTCGCTTTAGTAAGTGGAATCCTTATACACCAGATTGGCAATTTAAGATTCCATATGATTGTGTTATGACAATCAGCAATCCAGAACCAGGATTGCAAAATGCTTATGAACAAAAAATTACTGAAAAAAAGGAACTAGAAAATGACGGAACCACAACAACTGAAAACTAATCACAATATTCGCATCGTAAATCTTACCACTGGTCAGTGTGTGTTATGCGTTTTTGGTGAGGTTCGCGAAGAAGATAAAGTAATTGGATATCGAATGGTATATCCATATACACTTTCTCTGGGCAATTCTAATGAGGATGGAACTGTTCCTATTCAATACACTAGATTCTGTGTGTATTCTCCTGTAGAAGAACATAGAATTTCTGGCGATCATATCGTTAGTGTTGTCTATCCAGAAAATTCTATTGTCGATAACTTCGTGAAACGTCTAGAAGAGATCGGAATTACACAAGACCAAATTTTCTTTGAGGAGGCACCCAATGGAGATAACAGCGAACCTGATCAAGCTACAGAATGAATGGATCATTGCTCAAGTAGAACCAGCTGAGGGGGACACTATTCCAGGTGACCCTGATGTCTGGATGGTTGAACCTTATGTGATAGACTGTGAAGGTCAGATCACTCCATGGGCACCACATGCAGATGAGCGTGAATTCAACATCAGGTCTTCTGACCTGACTGTTGTGACCAATCCAAGCAAGGCACTCCTTGCTCGTTATATTGAATCTCTTGAATGAAGTTTTACACTAGTGTTGAACAAGCAGGCAATCGTCTGCTTGTCCGTGGTTATGAGAACGGCAATCGCTACAGCGTTAGGGTTCCTTTCAACCCAACGCTGTATTTGTCTACTAAGAATTATTCTGAGTGGCGCACCCTTGAGGGTGACTGTGTAGAACCTCATAAGTTTGGATCTATTGCTGAGGCACGAGACTTCGTGAAGCAGTACAAAGAAGTTGATGATTTTGAGATCTATGGCAACTCTCGGTTTCTGTATCAGTATATCGCTGAGCAGCATCCAGAAGAAGAACTTAAGTTTGACAGTAGTAAGATCCGTGTCTTCACGATTGACATCGAGACTGCTGCTGAGAACGGGTTCCCTGACATCGAGAGTGCTGACCAGGAGATTCTTGCTATCAGTATCAAGGACTCCTTCTCAGGGCGTATAACGGTCTTTGGTGCCCGTGCATTCAATAACCAAGATCCCATGGTGGATTACATGCACTTCAGGTCTGAGGAGACCATGATGGGTGCATTCCTTGAATACTGGCAAGAGAACTATCCTGACGTTGTTACGGGATGGAACTGTCAGTTGTTTGATATGCCATACATCCATAATCGTATCAATCGTATTATGGGTGAGAAATTTGTAAAGTTGTTGTCACCTTGGAAACTTGTGTCGCAACGTGAGATCTTTATTAAAGGTCGTAAGAACTTCTCTATTGATATGCTTGGTATATCATGTTTGGATTATCTTGAGTTGTATAAGAAATTTACTTACACCAACCAAGAATCATATCGTTTAGACCACATTGCTTTTGTTGAACTTGGATCTAAGAAACTAGATCACTCAGAGTTTGACACATTCAAAGAGTTCTATGAGGGAGACTGGCAGAAGTTTATTGAATACAACATTCATGACGTTCGTCTGGTGGATCAACTAGATGATAAGATGAAGTTGGTTGAACTCGCATACACCATGGCATATGATGCTAAGGTAAACTATGAGGACGTGTTCTCACAGGTTCGTATGTGGGACAACTACATCTACTGTGAACTTCTTAGGCGTAAGATTGCTATTCCCCCTAAGAAGGAAAGCGCAACTAAAACTGAGAAGTATGCGGGGGCATATGTTAAGGAACCGAAACCTGGATTCTATGATTGGGTGGTGTCTTTTGATCTCAACTCTCTGTATCCTCATCTCATTATGCAGTACAACATCTCTCCCGAGACGCTACTCGACAAAAGACATTCAACAGTTACAGTTGATAAGATCCTTGAAGGCGAAGTAGAGATTGATGGTGAGTATGCTGTGTGTGCTAATGGAGCTCAGTATCGTAAAGATAAGCACGGGTTCCTGCCACAAATGATGAAGAAGATGTATGACAGTCGTGTTATATTCAAGAAGAGAATGATCAAGGCAAAGCAACAGTATGAGAAGACTCCTACTGTTGAACTCATGAAAGAGATCGCCCGTTGCAATAACATCCAGATGGCAAAGAAGATCTCTTTGAACTCTGCTTATGGTGCTATCGGCAACGAACACTTTAGATACTATCGTCTTGCTAATGCTGAGGCGATCACTCTATCCGGTCAGGTTTCCATCAGATGGATTGAAGACAAAATGAATAGGTATCTAAATACTCTTTTGCAAACGGAGAAGGTAGATTATGTCATTGCATCTGACACTGACTCAATCTATCTTAATCTTGGACCTCTTGTTGATAAATTTTTTGGTGCTAAGTCTGGCGACAAAGCAGCAATTGTTTCCATACTTGACAAGATCTGTGAAGACAAGTTGGAACCATTCATCGAATCCTCTTATCAGGAACTTGCGGATTACGTTTCGGCGTATGAACAAAAGATGAGCATGAA